TACCGTCTGCTCCAAAGTTTGAAGTTATTGCTGTTGCTTTAATACCCTCTATCTCTGAGTACTGAAAGCCTTCACTTGTTAATGTAGCTATAATGCCTCTAGAAGAAGAATTAGCTGTTCCTTGCGAGTTATAAAATAATCTATACTGAGAGTTATCTCTTAGTACAACACTAGAAATAGTTAAGTTATCAATATTTTCTGCAATATTTTGTATTACAGATTGTATAGGTCTACTTACTGCGCCTAACTCTACGTCACCGATACGTGCTGTACCTGCAACAGTTCTTAGACCATCAGGACTTAAAAACAAAAGGTCACCTGCAATTTCCTGAATACTGCCAGCACTTAAACAACCTACGTTCTTTGTAATAGGTTGAACAGTAATATTATTAGAATCATTAATGTTTAAAAGTTTAAAAATACTATTACGACAAAAGATAATTAAGTCACTACGGAAACTAGCTAGTCCTACTACTTGGTCTTCAAGTACAATAGAACCTGCACCAGTTCCTGAGAAGTTATCAGGATCATTTGTGTGACTGTAATAAATTGTATTAGATGTAGAACCTGCACCAGCAACCACTAAGTGCTTATCGTGTATAGTACCTACTGCTGGAGCAACAGAGCCAGAAACAGTAATTTCACCTGCAAAGAAAGTACGAGAAGTTAAAACACCAGTACCTTCCATTCTGAAGAAATAAGGCTTATTTACTCCATCGCATATAATAATTTCACCATAGTCTGAAAGACCTTCAAAGAATGCAAAGCTAGTTACTGCTTGATTAGTACGTGCTAAATCTGTACGGCCTGTAAAAGTAGAGTAGTTGTCACCACTGCTGTGTACACTAGACTTAGATATAGAAATCCAAGAAGTACCATCCTGACTAAAAAATATACCAGTACCTGCACAAACTATTACACCATCAGCATAGCCTCTAATACCTAATATTTTAGTATCACCATTAGGCCGTGCAGCACTAGTACCGCCAAAAGCATTAAAGCCATTTACACGCCTATAACCACCATTAATATCTACTTCAAAGTTTACAAGCTTAGAAGCAATACCGGGTTGCTGAAGCATTTCAAGCTGGTTAAGGCTTGTGTATAAACCACCTTTAGCTGATAGACCAAACGGCTGTGACATTAAACAAACCTCATGCGATCATCAGTAAGTATGCCCGGATTAGGAGTCATTAAGTTACTCTTCATTAGACGTAAGCCACGCTTGTAATCTTCTAAAGCAAATGCTGAAAACTGTGGGCTTTCTTTAAACTGATAAATATAATATCTAGATCTATTAAGTAATACAGGCTTATAAGTATTTGGGAATACAGTTTCATCACTGAAAGCTGAAAGCTCTGTAGGTAATACATAAGCATAAAACCATACACGATAAACTTTATCAGGTATGTTACTTAAACCAAACTTACGATTGTCTGGACTTTTAATTACACTGTTAGGCACACCATAGTTTTGAGAATCTGCATCGTCTAGGTTTTCAGAGATTCTTCTGTAGTCCTTCCAGTCATCTGTAGACATAAATCTTAGGTTACGTGCTATATAAGGGGCAGTCTCATCAGTAACGCCAACAGTAGTCAAGTAGAAGTTATTCCAATCAATATAGCCATAGTCAGTAGTAAGAGAAGAGCTAGTAGGTTTCAGTGTATACCAACGCTGCCCTATTACTGTTTCTACATATACATTACCGTACATAGGATCTGTTTCACCGCTAAGGTCAGCAGCAAGAAAAGGCCATTGAGGTTCTTCATTAACTATATCTAGATATGCTCTGTTGATAGCATCTTTAACGTGTTGTTGAATACCCACAGCAGAAGTAAAGTTAGAACTTGTAAGCTCTACTTCATTCATCTCCCGTAGGAGTTCATTAGTTAACTCTAGATATGTTGCCATTATTTATGTGCCTTTTGAATCTCAAAGGTTGCTGACTTACTTGCACCTTTATGCGCTTTAAAACCATCTTTAGGATCTTTCATAAGCTTATAAGACTTACCAGCCTTCATCCAATGATAACCCTTAGGTGCAGCTACTTTCATTTTACTGACTGCTTGACAGTCTTACTGCCACACATCTTTTCCATATCTTGTACAGAAGCATAGCCACCTTTATTATATTTAACCTTACTTCCTTTACTCATCATAAGGTTTCTGCCTGTATATTTATTTTCTTTATACTTCATTAATCTTGCCCCATTGAAAAAGTTTTACTAATTGCTCTAGCACCTTCTAACTCTGTTGAGCATTCAGGGTCAGAGTTTTTATTAAAAATTTTATCAAAGTTATCTTTGTAACGTGCATAGTTACTACCTTTACGAACTCTACTGCCTTTACCAGCAATAGTACTTCTTAACATCATAGGCTTTGCATCTGAACCAAGCTGTGGCATTTTTATCTCCAATAAAAAAGGAAAGGGGCCACCGAAGCAGCCCCATCCTAAAAGGTCTAGTCGATACCGTAGAAGGCTGAAACCAGAGCTTCTGGTCGCAGTACCTTAGCACCGTAAACGTGAAGACCACGTACAATATCACCAAAGCTATCTGGGTCACGGATGACTTCAGTGCTTGTGATTGTCTGAGCCGTAGCCGTAGCAGACATATGACCAGCCATACATTGACCAGCAGCATTAGATACTGAAGGAATGTTATTTGACTTGTACATATCAAAACCACGAAGCTTACCAGAACTTACCAAACCATTACGGATTGAACCCTGACCAGCATTGTAGTCTACAGACAGTAGCTTAGAGTTAGAGCTTGAAAGTACTTCGTAGAACTCAGGACTAGCAACAAACCAGCGGCCTTCTTCTGGGATATTAGACTCATCTAGCAAACGCGCCATATGTGCCATAATATCTAGAGGGTCATGCTCACCTGAAGCAAAACCAAGGTCTAAGTTACCAGTACCGTCAAAAGTACCAGCAGCAAGGTCAGTAGCATTGTCAGAACCAAGAATATGATTAGGACTAGCTGCTGAAACACCACTGAACATAGATGCTAATACACCTTCGTCAAAAGCATCACGCAATGCGTAAGCTGCTGAAGAGGTTGCAACGTCACGGAAGTTAACGTGAGACATATTGGTTTCAATATCATCTACGATAAACTTAAATGCGTTAGCTGTATCTACAACCATTGTTACTTCTTGGTCGGTCAGCTTAGTAGCTGCTATATCTTGACCACGCTCATACTGATAAACAGTAATCGTAGGCTCTTTGATGATCCGTACACTGTCACCGAATGCAGCAATCTCGCCAGCATAGTCAGTGTTAGTGATTGCTTCAATTACAGAAGACTTACGGAAGAAGTTTAATACCTGCTTGGAATAAACTTTAGGTAGGAAGAACGAATTGTTCTGTCCTGCAACAGAGTTACCAAAGTTAGCATTGGTGTCTGTTGATGGTTCAAAAAATTGATCTGATTGATTATAAGCCATGTTAATATTCTCCTAAGAACACAAATTTAATTATGGAACTACGCGACCTTCAACCATTGCTTGTCTAATATCTTCTTCAAATCTATCAAACTGGTCTAAGGACATAGATCCTATTTCCCGTTCAGTCCAGATTTTAGGCTGTCCAGCATCGACATTGGTTGTTTTAGTTGAAACCATGTCAGCCGCTGATGCCCTAGACTGCTTTCTGGGCTGTTGTTTTGATTGATTTTTGCCAGTTTCTAATTTATAAAGATCAATAGCTTTTGATGCTAATGCAACATTATCAGGATTATTATAAATCCAATCTTGTATTTGCTCAGGTTGTTCTTCTGCCCATGCGTGAAAACTTTCATCTCCTCTGATGTCCTCAAAGTCTGGATGACGTTCTCTCAACGTAAGTTCAGCATCTTGTCGCATTACTTCAGACTCACGCTGACGCATGGACTGTAGCTGTGCTTCTAGATCTGCAACCTGTCGTTGACTCTGCATATGTGCTACAGTTTCAACAGTGTTATACAAATCAGGGTATTCTTCTTTAAAGCTTTCAATATCTTCTACACTTTTAGGTGGTTGATACTGTGGTTCAGCAGCCCTAGCTTGCGCTAAAAGTTCCTGTTCCTTTTGCTTAAATTCAGAAAGTTTCTGATCATAATGTTTTTTTAGATCATCGTATCTTTTCTTATAGTTAGTTCTTTTTCGAGGTTCTTTTTCCTCAGGGGCCTCTTCTTCGAGGGTAGCCTGTGGTCGCTCAAAAAATAACCCGTCTGCTGAACCTTGACTTGGCGCATCTGCTGTGTGCCATTCCTTTCTAGCATTGTAAGGGTTACTAACTTCTTCTTGTACTTCTGACATCTTCAATCTCCATTACGGGGCTTGTGTCTTTGCAAGGTAGCCATATTAACTCCGTCAAGTTTATGGGGCTTGTCTTACCAAGGTAGCCGTAAAAATTATCGAAGGCTAGGCATCTTATTGGCACCCATCATAAGCTTCTTGATTTCCTCGTCTGTCTGAGAGAGGGGTGAATCTTGCTCTTCTGGGTCTTCTTCCATATAACCGCCAATAGCCTTCATTTGATAACCGCCATCGTAGGCACGTTCAGCTTCATCCATCATTACTTGGAGATTGTCTGCACCTATCTGGTCGGTTGCTTTCTTGGTAATCACAAACTCTCCATCACTCAAACGAGCGGGGATAGAGTCTGATACACCAGTTCCGGGGCCGTCAACTTCGCCAGCACCCGAAAACTCTGATGCAACTGTAATTACTTTGTCCATGATGTCTGATAATCTTGGATCATTTTGTAATGCAGTTGCTAAATATTCTTGTTCGTCATCGTCAAGGGATTCATCCATGACGTAGCTAAAATAATCATCTTCCATTTCATTATCTGGAAGCTGTGAAGCCATTGCTTCATCCATCTCTTCTGGAGGGATGTTGTCGTATGTATCTACTGGCATTCCTTCTTCTGGCATCATAAGAGAGCCTTCAGCCTTGCCTAAGCGTTCTTTGTCAGCATAGTAACGATCAGAAGCTTCGTTATTTAAATCACGTTTACTTTGTGAGGAAAGCAAAGATTTCACTTGTTCTTCTATTTGTTTTCTTTCTGTAGCACTTTTAGCGTTAGCAGTAGCTCTTCGCAAGTCTGCTATTTGATCAAGATCTTTTTTGTCTTGATCCATGTCTGCTAAAAATTCTAGCCTTATAATGTCTTCCTCAGTTACTTTACTCATAATCTTTCCTATTCAATGCTTCTTCAACTTGCGCTGGGAGTGTATCTAATCTAGCCAGAAAACTCATCTTCCCCTGACTGCGGAACATTTCCAGTTCCGATGTTGCCGCCACCAGTACCTGTAACTCCAAGGTCTTGAGGCTGTCCAGATACTCCTTCAGGGCCTCCCATTGGAGCTTGTCCTTGGTCAACGGGGCCAGCTTCTTGGCTAGGGGCTTGTCCAGCATTGTTTGCCATTCCTATAATTTGAGCCATCATTGCTGCTTCTTCTGGATCATTCATCAGTTCATCTGGGTCTAGATCCAAGCTGTAAGCAAGTTCACTAATTAGCTTGTTCATTTTAATAAACGGTGCAACGGCAGGATTAGCTGCTGTCTGAAGGAACATTGTAAGTCTTTGTGACCTTACTTCTTTCTGCATCAGACTGTTCGTACCCGTGGCTTTTACTTCTAAATCACCTACAACACCCAACTTAGACTCTAAGAACTGCATATTCCACTGGAAATAAGCATCACCTAGAGGCTTTAGAAGGAAGTCATCAAGATTCTTAATAACAGTTTTAATGTTCAAAGATGCTGCACCAAGCAACATAGACATACCAGAAGCAGTACGAGTCATGCTTTGTACGCCTGTTTGACCGTGGCTATACGAAGGTATACCTGTTTGTTCGTCTGCAAGCTGTCTAAACTTGTCAAACATCTGCATGTTTTCATTAGTAGTGTTAGGGAACTTCAAACCATTAATAGCTGTTCCGGGTACACCTGCTTGCCTACGGAATACTTTACCGGGATATATCTCCATTGACTGACCACCTACAAGGGCAGTCTCATCTACATCAAAGATTACAGAGCCTGATAGGGCTAAGTTGTCAATAGCCATACGTGCATGACCATTCATAATCTTTTGAGAGTCATCCATGTTTTCAGCTACACCAATACCAAAGAAGCTGTATGGGTTCTTTTCATAACAAAAAGCATGGTAAGGAATACGGAAAGGAGTAAATGGGTTTACTACACTACGAAGCATTCTACCATTACAAATCCAAGCGTTGATCTGTACTTCATCTAGGTCATCTACTTCTTCAGGAATATCCATACCTACCTGTCGGCAGTACTCTGCATCCATAACACCCCAGTACTCTAGTACTTCATACTGTGAAGCACCGTACTCATCATTACGGCTGTCATCTTTTAATTCTTGTTCGTAGTCTTCTTCAACGTAATTAGGGCCATCATTTAAACATTCTCGTATAGCGTCTTTTTCAAAGTAAGGAAGCTTACCAAGACTACGAAGCTGTGTACGATTTAGTCGATGCCTGTGGAACGTATACTCTGCTTCATCCATACTAGT